CAGTTGGACACCGCCCTGATGACAGTGAAACCTTCGTTCTCACTGCCACCTGCGACCTGCTTCTTCTGGAACACATCATCCATGATGTAAACCAGCTGTCCACAGTACCCGTTCCAGTACTCGGTATCACCCTTCTGCCACATCTGCTGCGCACACTCGTCTGGCCGACACATGTCAGCCATCAGAAGCACAGCACTAGCGAGCGTCTTGATCAGGTTGGTTTTACCCACACCTGACCCACCACCGAACATGGCAAACACGGGTTGCTGTCGGAACGCATTATCTGCATTCAACAGCCCCCTGTGCGAAACAATCCTGTGGTTGAGCTTATCCAGGGTACGATCAATGATGACCACCAAGTGCTGAGCACTAGTGATCTTCCTGAGGTTGTAGCCGGTGACAATCAGAGCGTTAGCCCTGTTCAAATCAGCCAGCTTGGGAGCGGATGTATCAATGAGTTGAAAGATGTCCTGGGCTTGTTGCACCCATTCGGTGACCTGCTTATGGGCCACACCAATCAGCTCCAACTCCTTGACACCAAGGAAGCGCAAGACTACATTGATGCAGTTCTGCGCCATATGAGCAATGGAGGCAAACACGCCTTCAATGCCTGCCGCTGAACGGTCAAACATCGAAACACGTCGCATGAACTCGGGAATCATAGACGTAGTCTTGACTCCCGGCATGAGAAAAACGCACACCATCGACATGATCTGAGGCAGATAGGATGTAACACCACTCTGCTCTTCAACCACATCGCCCTCCTCAAACTGGAGAGCATCGGCAAAATCAGGGACAATAGTCGACACAACCGAGTCAAAGAATCGGGATAGCATGCCGCCAACACCAAGCACAACCTTGATAGCAAGGGTAGTCAATCCGAAAATGAGCTTCCAAAAAGAGGAAGCCATGGACTGGCAAGTACTGATGATGGACTTAACAATATCGTGGAAATATTCCACAATGGATGAGACACTGCTACTGGCGGTTGACACTCCCAACGCAGCCTCAGAGACTGAATTGAGAGTCACCCTCACAGCATCGGCAACCTCCCCGACTCGCGCCGAAGATGCGACACCGGTGGCATAGCCAACGGCGGCGCCAGCTGCCAAGCCAGAGCCGACACACAAAGCGGCCAGCCCAACCCCGGATTGCTCCTGGGCAAGCTTATACTTGGCATCGCGCCTGGCACCAATATAGGTGTCACGCTCGCGCTTAGGCATGGACCTCCACACCTGCTTGAGCCGGCGCAAAGCACACTGACGCTGAATCTCCTCACGCTTAGCGCGAGCAACAAACTTAGCATCAACAGCAACAGACTTGGTCGTAACCCCTGATTCG